GAATATGCAACGACAAGCAAAACAGTATAGACCAACAAACATATCAAATTAGGCAGCTTGAACGGCAGCTTGAACAATTTAACAGAGGTGAGTCCGAATGAGTTGGTATAAGATACTTCTGCAAGTTCTTGCGGCGGTAACAGCAGACGCAATTATATGTTGTATCTGTTTATTTATCTTCTTCCGCTGCAAAAAGGTAATAAAGGACAGGCAACGAAAGAAAAAACGTATCAAACAGAGAGAAATTGAACGTAAGCGAGAGTTGGCACATCACGAGTACGAAGTACAATTCCGAATGGCGTTGCGTATATGGGACTTGGAAAATAAAAAAGTCAATAAACAAACAGTAATTTTAAAGGGCATTCATGCGACACCCGAAGGTGAAAAGGTAATTCGTGAGTATGAAAAAGAGGGAGTGCAAAATGGAGTATATAGAGTTTCTAAAATCGAAGATTGATATTGCACCAAAAACAGGGATAGAGATTTCAGAGGAAGATGTAAACCCTATATTGAAACCGCACCAAAGAGATGCAGTTATATGGGCGGTCAGAGGCGGCAGACGTGCCTTGTTTGAAAGTTTCGGTCTTGGAAAAACTGTACAAGCGTTGGAATGGTGCAATATCATAACAAGAAAAGAGGGCGGACAAGCATTGATTGTCTTACCTCTTGGGGTACAACAAGAATTTAAGTGAGATGCGGTAGAATTGTTCGGCTTGGACGAGCCTCAATATGTCCGCAATATGAATGAAGTACAGGCAGCTACAAGTCGAATTGTGCTTACAAATTATGAGAGAGTGAGGGACGGAGATATAGACCCGACATATTTCAAGGCGGTGTCGCTTGACGAGGCGGCAGTGCTGCGAAGTTTCGGAAGTAAGACGTATCAGACGTTTTTACAGAAGTTTAAGGGAATACCGTATAAGTTGGTTAATACGGCAACACCATCGCCAAATAAGTATAAGGAATTGATACATTACGGCGGTTTTTTGGAGGTTATGGACACAGGTCAAGCCTTGACAAGATTTTTTAAGCGTGACAGTACCAAAGCAAATCATTTAACGCTATATCCCGAAAGGGAAGATGAATTTTGGGTTTGGTTGTCATCGTGGGCGTTGTTTATAACAAAACCGTCCGATTTAGGCTATGACGATACGGGGTACGATTTGCCGCCGTTAAAAATCAATTATCACAAACTGTCAGATAGCGGAGTTACTGTTGACCGTGACGGTCAGTTTGAATTAACACGGGATTTGGCACTGTCATTATCTGAATGTGCGGCGGAAAAGCGAAACAGTATAGACCGCAGGGTAGCAGTTGCAAAAAGCATTATAGACAGTGAACCCGACAACAATTTTATAATATGGCACGACTTGGAGGCGGAAAGACACGCAATCAAAAAGGCAATTCCGAATGTTGTAGATATATACGGCTCGCAAGATTATGATTTGCGTGAAAAGCGTGTTATAGATTTTTCAAATGGAAAAACAAGACTATTTGCCACCAAAAAAGAATTGAGCGGCAGTGGCTGCAATTTTCAAAAACATTGCCACAGGGCGATATTTTTGGGGATTGACTATGAATTTAATGATTTTATTCAAGCAGTACATAGAATATATCGTTTTTTGCAAACAGAACAAGTAGTAATCGATATTATCCTCACCGAAAATGAGGAAGGTATTTTAGATGTGTTGCTGAAAAAGTGGCAACAACATAATTATTTAACTAAGAAAATGACCGATATTATAAAAAGATACGGTTTATCAAATGCGAATACTTCGCAATTAGAAAGGAAGTTAGGTGTGGAAAGAGTGCAGGTAAACGGGGATAACTATACGGCAATACTTAACGATTGCGTGGAAGAAACAAAGAATATGCAGGATAACAGTGTTGATTTGATACATACGAGTATTCCATTTAGCAATCATTATGAATACTCTGCAAACTATAACGACTTCGGGCATAATG